GACATCACTTGGACAAGTCCTGTCCTCAACGTCAACGATTTTGTTGTCCGTTATCGCCTGAACGACAATAACTTTGAGCGCATTATCACGGAGTCGCCGTCAACGCAGGTCAAGGGACTGAAGTCTGGAACGTTAGAACTACAGATAACGGCTCGTAGTTTTATCGGCAAGTCTGGTCCGGTCACTCGTCAAACATTTGCGTTGCAAGGCAAAACAGCAATTCCAGGCAACGTTCAGAACCTGACGCTTGAGCCGTTGAACTACAACAGCGCACGACTGCGCTGGGATGAGACCGTTGATCTCGACGTAAAAGTCAGCGGCAAGGTTCATATCCGTCATAACAACCTGACGGATGGCAGTGCAACGTGGAGCAACAGCACAGACCTTGTAGACGCTATTGCGGGTAGTTCTACTGAAAAGACTGTTCCGCTGCTTGAAGGCGAGTATCTGGTCAAGTTTGAAGATGACGGCGCCAGAAAAAGTGCAACAGAGGCCAGCATCATCGTTGATCAACCAGTTGCACAGACGTTTTACGGGGTTGCAACCCAAAGAGAAGACCAGCTCTCAACGCCTTTCAGTGGCACAAAGACCAACACGACCTACAGCACTGATGCTGGTTATGACGCTTTGATTCTGACCAGCTCCGGCGGCAGCGTGAACTCTTCAGGTGAGTACGCCTTTGCCAGCACGTTGGACCTAGAAGACGTTTACAGCCTGGACCTGGAACGTCGAATTGTGTCTCGCGGTATCTACCCAAACGACACCATCGATAGTCGGACTGCGTTGATCGACACCTGGGATGACTTTGATGGAGCGGTGGTTGATTTCGTCAATGCTGAGCTTTATGTGCGAAAGACGGACGATGACCCATCTGGCACACCGACTTACAGCGGTTGGCAGCCATTGGCAAACGGTGTTCTGAAGGCGCGTGCGTTCCAGTTCAAGGCCGTGCTGACCTCTAACGATCCAGCGCAAAACGTGTTGGTTGACGAGCTGGGCTACAAAGCGCAGATGCAGCAACGCACGGAACAGAGCACATCTGCTGTTGCGAGTGGAACGTCAGCCAAGGCAGTGACGTTTACCAATCCATTTTTTACAGGCACCAGCAGTCTTGGTGGGGCGAACAGCTCGCTGCCAACGATTGGCATTACGCCGCAGAACATGGCAACTGGAGACTTCTTTGAGCTGAGCAGTATTTCCCGCACAGGATTTACGGTTACCTTTAAGAACAGCAGCGGCACCATTGTTGATCGCAACTTCAACTACATGGCTACCGGCTTTGGCAAGGCGGAGTAAAGTGTCAAAAGGAGTGCGCTGACGCCTTGTGGCTACACACGACTATTCCCTAGCCAACCAAAGCGGTGCAGCGTTCCGTGGCGATTTAAATAATGCGCTGTCTGCGATTGCATCGAACAACAGCAGCTCAACCGATCCAGCGACCACCTTTGCCCACCAGTGGTATGTAGACACTGGCGACAGCACCCTCAAGATCAGGAATGCTGCAAACAGTGCATACGTCAACGTCAGTGCAGTTGGTGGCATCGGAACAGCCAACCTCGGTCTTGCGTTAGCAGCGTCGCCAACGTTCACAGGAACTGCCACGTTTGGCGGCAACATCCTGATGTCAGGCACTGGAACGATCGACATTCCAGTTGGCACAACGGCTCAGCGACCAGGCTCTCCCAACAACGGGATGATTCGGTACAACTCAACGTTGTCTAGGTATGAGGGATACAGCGGATCAGCGTGGGGTGCGCTTGGCGGTGGTGCGACTGGTGGCGGGTCAGACACGATTTTCCATACCAATGATCAATCGGTCAGCACAGACTTCACGTTGGTTGGAACGTTGAACGCAATGTCAGCAGGGCCGATAACTATTGCTAGTGGAGTTACAGTGACGGTAAGTTCTGGCGCCACTTGGACGGTGGTCTGACATGAGCACAGTAAAGGCAGCCAACCTGCAGAACACAGGCAGTGGCGCTCCAGCATTTAAGAACAGCTCTGGCACGGAGATTGGCCAGCTTGCAAAAGCGTGGGTGAACTTTAATGGCACCGGGACAGTTGCTATCAGAGATTCTTTCAACGTCAGTTCTATTGCTGACAATGGAACTGGTGAATACCAAGTAAATTTCACAAATGCCATGGAGGACGTTAATTATGCAGTTGCTGGATTTGCCAGAGTATCGCTGGCTGCCGGTCAGTTTGTTGGCGTTTCAGACACTGGGTTTGCGACTTCATCTGTAAAAGTCGGATCAATGAATAACTCTGACAGTTTTGCTGATGCTCTTTATGTAACAGCAGTTATTTTTCGTTAATCATGAGCACACTTAAGGTCGCCACTATCCAAGACACGTCGGGCAACAACAGCTCGACACCTGCTCAGGTTGCTGAAGGCAGAGCAAAGGCGTGGGTCAACTTCAATGGCACTGGCACAGTTGCTATTAGAGACAACTTTAACGTTAGTTCTATTACGGATCACGGAACAGGTGAATACACCGCAAATTTAACAACTGCGATGGCTAATACGAATGGAGCACCTGTAGGTAATGCAAATGAGTTTGCAGATTCACACAATGGCGGTCTAAGGTGCGTTGAAGCTTTTTTTACATCGACTTCAGCAGTTAGATGCGCCGTTAACTACGTGAACGGTGGGATGAGTGACAGTGTATTGGTCAACATTGTAGTTTTTGGAGATTGATCCATGAGCACCCTTAAAGTCAACGCGCTTCAAAACACCAGCGGCACTGCTTACGACTTTGTCAAGCAAGTCGTGCAAGCCAGCACGTCTACACAAACAACAATTAGTACCACTACTTATACGGACACAGGCTTAACAGCATCAATTACGCCTTCAAGCACCTCAAGCAAAATACTTGTAATAGTTGACCAACAATTTAGGATAGGCAGAAGCAGTTCTGCTAAAAACGCTGGCGCTGGAATTAAATTGTTAAGAGGTTCAACTGCAATACATACTCCAGTGGAAAACGATGAGAGCAATCCTCTTGAGCCATACGGCGAAAATTTGTTCAATCATTTCACGCGAATGACTTTAACAAAGTTGGACTCTCCGGCCACCACAAGCTCCGTAACGTATAAGACTCAAGGGCGACCGCACAAATCAGACAATAGCGGGGTTGTAATCTTTCAAACTACAGGCACCAATTATTCGCAGGATGGTACTTCTTACATCACTTTGTTGGAGGTAGCAGCATGACTTTTGAACTTGCCGATGCTCTTATGTCGCTACGTCCTGGAGCGGAGTTTGTTATCCGTGGTGGCGTAGTCGAAACCTATCAGCACAGTGATCCGCAGCCCACCGCTGATCAACTTCAGGCTGAAATAGACAGACTTAATGCTGCACAGCCAATGGTTGAGCTGCGTGAGGAGCGGAACAAACGCCTTGCTGAGACTGACTATCTGGCATTGTCTGACGCTACTCTTAGTGCAGACATGCGGACGTATCGTCAGGCGTTGCGGGATCTTCCTGCTAACACCAGCGACCCTGCAAACCCAACCTGGCCGACTAAGCCATGAGCGACAAACGCATCATCTTCCCCAACGACGACGGTGGCGTTTCTGTCATCATCCCGTCAGACAACTGCGGGCTGAGTGTTGAAGACATCGCCCGTAAGGATGTGCCTGCTGGCAAGGCATATCAAATCGTTGACGTAGCGGACGTTCCAAGCGATCGTTCGTTTCGTAACGCTTGGACCTACACGGAGAGCTGACATGCCTATCGGACTCGACATGTCCAAAGCAAAGGACATCCATCGCGACAACGTGCGTGTGGCACGAAAGCCTCTGCTGGAGGCCAAAGATCTTGAGTTCACCCGTGCTCAAGAAACCAGTGCTGACACCACTGCAATCGTTGCTGCCAAGCAAGCCTTGCGTGATGCACCCGCTGCTGCTGCAATCGACGCTGCAACTACAGCTGATGAACTGAAAGCAACTTGGGATACAAGCCTTTTAGGCGATAGCCCGTATTCCTGAAAACGGTAGACTTGTTCCAGGAGGTGCGTTATGGCTGTCCAACCTGGGACGTACAACATCACGCTCCAGCGCCGGGCTGATTACAGCGTGCTGCTGCAGTTTAAGGACAGCAGTGATGCTGCTATCGACCTGACTGGTTATACGGCGTATGCCCAGGTGTGGAACGAAGGTCGCACCACGAAATACGCTGATTTTTCGATTGCGTACACGAACCGCACCAACGGTCAGATTACGATCAGCCTGACGGATACGCAGACCGCGACTTTTATTGATGAGTTGCGGTATGACGTGTTGCTGGAAGATGGCAGCGGCAATCGTGAGTACTACCTGGAAGGTGTGATCTTCGTTAGCCAGGGGTATACCGCACCATGACAACGGTCAACGTCACCACGACGAATAACACCGTCACGGTCACGGAGGATGGATCGTCAACGGTTGTTCAGAACCCAGTAACGACGACGGTTACTGCAACGACTGCTGGTCCACAAGGACCGCAAGGTCCGCAAGGTGCAGATGGGCTGCAGGTTAATGCAGCCGCTAAAGTAGATAAAAGCGTCGTTTACTACGACTCAGCTTCTGGCGAGTTTAAGGCAGACGACACCTGGACAATCAACACAATCGTCCTTGGAGGCAATTTTTAAGCCATGGCTAACACCATTCGCCTCAAGAAACGTGCATCTGGTGGTGCGTCTGGTGCTCCTAGCAGTCTTGCGCCGAGTGAGCCGGCGTACTCAGAGGTTGACAATATCCTGTACTACGGATTTGGCGATGCGGGAGGAGGTGCTGCCAGTTCTGTGATTTCAATCGCAGGCTCTGGTGCGTTTACGACGCTGACGACCAATCAAACGATCAGCGGCAATAAGACATTCACTGGAACGGTTGACTTCAGCGGTGCAACGCTGTCTGGCAACACGACCTTCAGCAACAATCTAGTTGTAACAGGTGATCTGACGGTCAACGGCACCACCACAACTGTCAACTCCACCACGGTGACGGTGGATGACAAGAACATTGAGCTTGGTTCGGTTGCGACTCCTTCGGACACCACTGCTGATGGTGGTGGCATCACGCTTAAAGGCACAACTGATCACACGATTACTTGGACCAACAGCACTGACAGCTGGGACTTTTCTGAGCACGTCAACGCTGCATCTGGCAAAGAGTTCAAGATCAATGGCACCAGCGTCCTTAGCAGTAGCACTCTTGGTTCTGGTGTTACTGGCTCCAGCCTTACTTCTGTTGGCACCATTGCCACAGGCACCTGGAACGGAACTGCCATTGGCCGTGCTTATGGCGGTACTGGTCTAACTGCTGCACCGTCTAACGGTCAGCTGCTGATTGGTAACGGCACTGGTTACACGCTGTCCACGATTACAGCTGGCAGCAACGTAACGATCACCAATTCTTCTGGCGGCATCACGATTGCAGCGTCTGGCGCTCCAGTAGCAGGTGACGGTATTGATGTCAGCGGCAGCACCGTCAGTATCGACGCCAAAGCAAATGGCGGACTTGTTATTGAGTCAACGGAACTCGCTGTTGATTTAGGTGCATCCAGCATCACCGGAACTCTTGCTGTTTCTGATGGTGGTACGGGTGCAACTACTGCATCAGCTGCCAGAACGGCTCTTGGCCTTGCGATTGGAACCAACGTTCAGGCTTACGACGCTGACCTGGACAACCTGTCTGGATGTCAGTCTGGAGCTTCAGCTGCTCTTGCTTTGCTGACTTCTACGGAAGTTGCAATCCTTGATGGAGCGACAGTTAGCACCAGTGAGTTAAACGTTATTGATGGCAGCACTTCTGCAACGTCAACCACGCTTGCAGCTGCAGACCGCATGGTCATTAACGATGCTGGAACGATGGTTCAAGTTGCGTTGAGTGACCTTGTGACCTTTCTAGAAAACGGAACAGCGAGTAGCTTTGAACTCGACGGAGGGACTTTCTAAGAAATGGCAAACACTATCAAGCAGAAGCGCGGCACCTCTGACCCTGGTGCCTCAGACCTTGTTGTAGGCGAACTCGCCATCAATACCACCGATGGTGGTGTGTTTACCAAGACTGATGGCGGAACGGTTGTTGAAGTTGGGTCTGGCGGTGGTGGTGGTGCGTCCGCTATCAACGATCTGTCTGATGCTGTTACTTATGACAGTGGGCTAAGTATTGGTCTTGGAACGGGTGCCCTTGCGAATGATGACGGCACAGACAACAACAACACTGCGCTGGGGTATAACGCACTAAATGCAAATACTTCTGGCGCTGACCACACTGCTGTCGGATATAACGCTGGAAAATTTATAACAACAGGGCGGTATAACACGCTCTTAGGGGCGCAAGCGGGCGATGCTATAACCACTGGGCAGCGAAATGTAATCTTAGGTTATGACGCTGGCAGCGCACAAACAACACACAACGGCAACACTTTGGTCGGCTACTTGGCTGGCAGAAACGTAAATACTGACGGTAATATTGCTATCGGACCATCATCCTTGAGTAATACAAGTTATACGCTAGCGCGATGTGTCGCTATTGGGGACGAAGCGATAATTAGGGGCGGCGAAGATAACACTGCTGTGGGGTATCGAGCTGGCGCGTCTGGCGGTATCAATGCAACGCGAAGCACTTCACTTGGCAACTATGCCGGTTACAACAACGAAGGAGACGACAATGTTTTCATTGGCTACAACAGCGGCTACAACTTAACTACAGCAGATGATTGCACGCTGCTTGGATCTAAAGCTGGTGATTCAATTACAACTGGCAGCAATAACATTGTTATTGGGTATAACGCAGACGCCAGTTCAGCAACTGTTTCCAATGAAATCACTTTGGGTAACAGCAGCGTCACCAGTCTTCGTATTCCTGGCCTGCAATCTGGTGCTACGAATGGCCAAGTTCTTACCTATAACTCTTCTAACGGAAACATCACATTGGCTGATGCCAGTGGTGGTGGCGGAGCATCTGCGATCAATGATCTGTCTGATGCTGTAACTAACTCCTCCGGTCAAACCATTGGCTTGGGCACAGACGCTCTTGCAAATGATGATGGAACGACCAACCTTAATACTGCACTTGGGTATCAAGCTCTAACGGCTAATACTTCTGGGGCTGCTAATACTGCCGTCGGCGATAGAGCAGGACAAGCAACTACCACTGGAGGCAGTAATACTTTTGTTGGACAAACTGCAGGCTACGCAAACACAACAGGCACATCCAATACCTTTTTAGGCAGAGACTGCGGAACGTATAACACAACTGGCAGTTACAACACTTGTATCGGACAAGGCGCTGGCCAGACAAATGGAATTAGCAGCACAACTTTCGTTGGAACCAATGCAGGAAAGAATAGTTCCAGTACGAATAGCGTTGGTGTCGGAATGAATGCTGGCAGAAATGTTGATGGAACCGAAAACGTTTTTATTGGCTGGAACGCTGCTGAAGGTGCGTCTTCAGCGTCAGCTACATTAAATGTGGGCATTGGTGCTCAATCTTTATATGTCATCAGCAGTGGTGCATCAAACGTAAGTGTTGGACATGATTCACTAAAAGCTTTGACGACGGGAAGCAACAACGTCGCCATTGGAGACCAAGCCGGAGATTCTTTAACAACTGGCAGCAATAACATTGTTATTGGCCATGAAGCCGATGCAAGTTCTGCAACAGCAACTAACGAAATCACGCTTGGCGATAGCAATATTACCAGCCTTCGCATCCCAGGCTTGCAGTCCGGAGCAAGCAACGGTCAGGTTCTTACCTTCAACTCCACCAATGGAAATATCACTCTTGCAGATGCTGGTGGTGGTGGCGCGTCTGCAGTCAATGATCTATCTGATGCCTACACCGCAGACAGTGGACAGACTATTGGCCTTGGGACGGGTGCTCTTGCCAACGATGATGGCACTGATAATAAAGGAACGGCTCTCGGCTACAAAGCACTTAATGCGCAAACAAGCGGCAACAACAACACAGCAGTAGGCAACGAAGCTGGTTTAGATCTAACAACGGGATTTGGCAACTCTCTATACGGTCAGCACGCAGGAGAGAACATCACGACAGGGTTTTGGAACGTTTGCCAGGGCGTTAACGCTGGAAGAAATTTAACAACAAATAGTCAAAATATCCTTATTGGTGCTCAGGCAGCAAGCACAAGCGGCGACATTACAAAAACCATTGCGATCGGAACATACGCAGGCAGGGGCACTGGTGACGACAACGTTGTTATTGGTCATGAGGCTAAGTATGCGCAAGATGATGCAAATAAGTGTGTAATTATTGGGGCTCAAGCTGGTTACAATGTTGATTCTCACAATCAAGTTTTTATTGGCTATAAGGCCGGTTATGCCGTTACGAGTGGAGCCAATAATGTTGCTCTTGGCTATGAAGCACTAAAAGCAAATACAACTGCTTCTGCCAGCATCGCAATCGGTTATCAAGCTCTTGCCAGCAACACTACAGGCGACGGGAACGTAGCTGTTGGGTATGAGGCACTTTCTACCGGGACAACAACGGCTGCTGGGTTTAACTACAACACAGCTGTAGGTTATAGAGCTATTAAACTTGGCACTAGTTATAACAATACAGCCGTTGGTTATACCGCTCTAGAAGACACAACTACTGGCAACCGAAATGTTGCCATAGGCATGATGGCTGGTGCAAACAATACTACCGGCTCCAGCAATACTTATCTTGGATTTGGTACTGGGGTTTTAGGCACGTCTAATAGCAACAACGTAGCTGTTGGGCAAAGAACCCTTGAATCAAATACTGTCGATAACAACACGGCTATTGGTTATCAAGCTGCTTTAGCAAACACAACCGGCGCTAGCAACACTGCTCTCGGTTACAAATCACTTTATTCCAACACCACTGCGAGTTACAACACTGCAGTCGGTTATGACGCTTTAGGTTCTACAACAACTGCGAGTTACAACACTGCAGTTGGTTATGAAGCTCTAAATTCTACGGCAACTGGCGCCAACGGCACGGCCTTTGGTTATCAAGCCTTAAAAAACACAACAACCTTCGCAAATACCGCCTTTGGCTCTCAGGCTGGCACTGCTACAGTCGGGGGTAATCACAATGTTTTTGCAGGTTTTTACTCAGGTCTTGTAAATACTTCTGGAAGCCAGAACGCATTTTTTGGAAGTCAATCTGGTTCCTCTAATACAGAAGGCGCTCAAAACACGTTTATAGGCAGAAACGCCGGAAATACAACCACGACAGGTACAAACAATGTCTGCTTGGGTTACGACGCTGAAGCAAGTTCTGCGACAGTTAACAATGAAATCACCTTAGGCAATAGCAGTGTTTCAACTTTACGTTGTAACACTCAGACCATCAGCAGCCTGTCTGATGCACGCGACAAAACTGACGTGCGAGAGCTGCCTGAAGGCTTGGCATTTATTGACAGCCTGAATCCTGTTAAGTTCCAATGGCAGACCCGTGATGGCAACGGCAAGGATGGAACGTATGAAGCTGGCTTTATTGCGCAAGAGCTGCAGTCTGCACAACAAAACGCTGACGCTGATTACTTAGGTTTGGTGATGGACGAAAACCCTGACCGGCTTGAGGCTTCATACGGAAAGCTTGTCCCGATGCTTGTCAAAGCTATTCAGGAGCTAAAGTCCGAAGTGGAACAGCTTAAAGCAAATGCCTGACACCTTGACTGCTGAAGAGATTGCGCAACACTATTCCGCTGCGATGGACAGCGTGAACCTCATTAACGATCTGATGGCTCAAGACAGCCGTGACGATGAAGAGCAGGACACGGTGTCTCGCAATGTCGAGCACCTGCAGATCATGGTCGCCAAAGATTTCTGGACAACTGAGGACCTGACCCCTCTTAACAACGCAATCACTGCTGGATCTTGATGCAACGCCCTGACCCGATGATCGCCTCCAAACCGGGGGCAGAAGATTTACCAGCCATGCGTTCTCGGACCATGTGGCTCGAGGAATTGTTTTTCTTGGATGGCCGGGACATGGTTTCACACCCAATGCACGGTCTATTCACTGGGCTGGCCCTTAAATATCAGAACCTGGATTCAACCGACGGCTACTGATGGCCAAGTCACTCAACGGGCAAAATTTTGTCCCTAGCAGGCCAAAAAAGACACGTCAAGGTGATGGATCACATTCAAAACCGTCCCATGGACGGAAGAAGTATCGTGGCCAGGGAAAACGTTAATCCTCTTTCCAATGATCAAGCGTCTTGCTTTTGGTGCCATCGCTGGTGCTCTTGCCTTGGCCCCCCTGTCTGCACGCGCAGACGGCTTTTATCTGAATCCTGAGTGGAACGGTGCCTGGTCAGGTTCTAACTTTGGCGGTGCCGTTCTTGACGGTCACGTCGGTTATGAGTCTGGTGGGTTTTACATCCAAGGCGGTCCTTCTTGGCTGCAACCTGATGCTGGTGACACTGAGGTTGGCTTCTCTGCCAAGACCGGTGTTTCTGCACCTGTGGCAGAACCCCTTGATGTTTACGGCGAAGTTTCGTACGCCAAGTACAAGAACGCCGATGCTGGTTATGGTCTGAAGGCTGGCCTGAAGTACAAGTTCTGAGCTAGCTTGAGTCTGCAGAGACGCAAACGCCCCTTCTTCTCCTCACACAGGGAAGGGGTTTTTTCTTGGCAATCACCATGCAAAAGGTTTTTAACCTCCTCGGCGTACTGGGCTTTGTGATGTCTGGAACGTTGGTTGGGCTGAGCATTGCTGCTTTTTCCCGCATTCCAGGGATGATTGACGACATGGCTGCCGACATGATGGATGACATCACCGGCCAAGTAACTGAAATGGTGCCGGGTCAAGTTGAAGAGCTTATGCCTGAGATGCCTGAACTGCCTACAGCAACTGGCCCTGCAATCACGTCACCATTTTAGTGTTGGCGGTTGGATCGTCGTCATGAGCTTCAGGCCCGAAGCCTTCAGCCTTGATTTTTGCCATATCAAGTTCTGGCGCGGGTGCTTGAGGTTTCTGCTCAAACGAGGCCAGCCATTCGCGTAAAGCATCACCAGTTGGTGTGCCTTTGGGCCATTTGACCCACTTGAGGATTGCTTTTGGATCGGTGAAAGGTCTGGCAGATTTGCCGCACAGTACGGTGTAGACGACAGGCGGTCCTTCACGTCTGCGGTTACGTTCAATCCAAAGTTGACCTGCTGTAAACCGCTCTGACTTCATGGAGATCCGTGAGATCGTCGTGCCTGAGATTAATGCCTCTATCGATCTGCCACAGGTAGCAATACCGCAAGCGCCGCCTGTCACATTGGACATTGGCGTTCCAGTGATTGAGCTGCCTCACTTCAATCCAATGGATATGGAGCCTGAGGTGCAACCATCAAAAATCGTTCCACCAAAAACTAAACCCCCTGAACCGCCAGCTGTAAAACCACCACCGATTAAGCCACCAGCAAAAAAACCGCCAGAGTTGCCACCGGAAACACCAGAGCCAACGGTTGAGATGAAGTCATTGCCTCAGCAGGTGGTTGAGGCGATACCGACGATCCCTGAAGCAACAGCAGTAGCTGCTTC